ATAGCCCCATCCACCGTCTGCCTGCACAACCCTTCCCAAACCTGGTTGTAGGCTTCCTCATCTCTTGATTTAAGGGCATCCTTTTCCATCCGCAGGGTTTCGGGAAACCACGGATTGTCGTACCAGTTCACCCGCATTGAAATGCAGTCTTCAGGGGGATTGGCTACAAACCTTTGATAGGTTTCATCCGTTTCTAGCTCGGGGTTAAAGCTCACCCATATCTCGCTACCCGCCTTACGGATGGTTGGGATTAGGACGTTCCAACTCAGACGGCTAACTGTCTGGGCTTCCTCTACCCAACAGATGTCGATGCCCTCATAGGATTTGACGTTGGCTACGTTGTTCTTGAGGCCAACAAACGCAAACTCTGTTCCGTTCTTGCCCCTGATGCTGGCTTGGGTGATTTCGTAGAAGTTCAGCAGTCCTAGGCTTTCAATTTGGTCACACAGTAACTTGTGTACCGAATCCCGCATGGATGTCATGAACTCTCGGGCGCACAGAATGCGGATGGGGTTTTTTGCTCCTAAGATTAAAAGCGCCCTGGCTATGCCCCAACTCTTTGCTCCACCCCTGCCGCCGTGTAAGACCTTGTAGCGGCTTTTCTTAAACAAGCCTTCTAGCTTGATTGGGAATTCTGCCCTTGCTATTGCGTCTTGGACATCAGTCATTCGGGCTTGATGAATGTAACTTGGATGCCTGACAGTAAGGGTGAACCGTCTGCGTTCTCTACGCTTACAGCTTGGTGCGCTTTACCGTCCATCCTGTCCATGATTTCCTTTACGGCCCAAGGTTCACCTTCTTCAGCCTTCCTTACCAGGGTGTCTGCAATCGCTCTTAGGCGGTGTGGCTCTTGCGTCAGAACAAGGCGCAACTTGTCATAGAACATTCTGCTTTTGGCAGCGTTCTGATTGCCTGTAGGTGCGCCTCTTTCTGCCATTTAATTTAATTCCTAAGTCTTTGTCGCTAAATTACTTTTTTGACTTAGACGCAGGTTTCTTATGTGCCTTTTTCTCAGCTTCACGCTGCACAGAATAGGCAATAGCCACCGCTTGTTTAGGTGGCTTACCTGCTTCAATCTCTTTTTTGATGTTGGCCTTAAGAGCCTTTGGTGTCATCGATGCTATCAACGGCATTTGATTTCTCCTGTGAGAGCCAATTCGTTAACTCTTGGATAGCGCCGCTGATCTGAAGCAGCACAGTTTCGTGTTGCTTGGCTGTGGCTTTTAGTTCCTCTAGGCGCTTTTCAATCTGCTCTACGGTCATGTAGCACCATGAATGATTGCAAAATTGATCACCACGGCTTCAGAATATGAAGTTGCCGCAGTCAAGTTACGCAAAGTAATCAAAGCAGAACCAGCAGCCAAATATGAAACATAAGTGGTGTAAGCACCAAGAGCGCTACCAGTGGTATTGCTTCCAATATTTACAATCATTGTGTCATTAGCTGAAATTAAGCTATTGGTCAATATAAATGACACAGCAGTAGCGCCAGCCAAAGCCGCATTGTTCATTGTGATGCGACCAGCAGACTTATTTAAAGTGACGCCAGTAGATTTGTCGGTGAGTTGGGTCACAGTACCTTGGGCGGCAGCGGTATAGCCGATTTCGGTAGTGGCGTACACAGTTGTGCCGACAATAGTAGATGGAGTGGTTGCGCCAATAGGCGAATTGTTCAATGAACCGCCTGTAATATCTTGGTCTTGGTACGCTACGCCGATTGCGATTGAGTTAGACATGATTAGCTCCTTTTAACAATTCCAGTTTTTAAGGGATGCCTTGGCCCGTTCTGCAGGGCCTTTGGCGTTTTTAACTACCCCCTCCATCCTAGCGCAAAAACTAGCCTTGCGACCAGCATCTGCTTTAGTTTTAGGGTTGGGGGCGGGTGGTTTTAGGTTTGCGTTGTTCTTGGCGTTGTATTCAGCACGACCTTTAGCGGTCATTCCTGCGCCTTTTTCGGTGGGGTTGTAGGTTTTGCCTTTACCCGTGGTCTTGTGCGGTATGGGCTTGTCGTGCTTTTTAGTAGCCATGATTATTTCTTGGCAGTTTTGGCAGATTGCTTGAATGCTGCTGCCGTTGGCGCGCCTTTAGAGCCTGGCGTTCTCATACGTTCAGGGGTCTTGCCTGCAGCTTTTTGGCGCTCAATGCGCTCTTGCTTGGCATGGATGTTGGCGTATAGCCCAAGTTTACTTGCCATTTTTAAGCCTCCACAACGGCGCAAATGTCCGCTTCTTGAATGATTTGATACATCTGACCGTCAATCATGTGGGTAGGCCACTTTAGGTAGTCGCCATTGCCGTATTTGATGAAGTCACCCACTTGGGTTTCTGTCACCATTGGGCCTACAGACATGACTGTACCCTCATTAAAGGGTTCTTTGTTGTCCACATAGATGATTTCAGACAATGTACGCACTTGGGGGCGTACTACCACACGGTCACGCAGCGGCTTAAGCATTTGGCTTCCTCACGTATTTGCGTTTTTTAACCTCTGTGGTTTGGTCTGTAGTGATGTCGTACACCTGAAGCGGTATGACTTCCACCATTTTTAGCGTGTGTTCACCACACCAATCATTTTCATGTTTGTTGTTGTGCATGGGGTAGCGTCTGCAAATGCCCATGATTTGCTGGTTCTTAAAGAACTCGCAAGTTTTACAATTCCGATCAGCCATTCAAAATGTCCTTTGTTTGGTTAGAAAGCCCTGCGGTCTGCACACCGTGGGGTTTTCGCTTTTACTGGTACGACTTACGATCGTGTGTGTAGCAGCAGCCATTCATTTTACCGCCATCAAACTTAGCGTCTTTGCCAGTTTGGTTGGTCATAGCGTCAGGAATGTTCTTTTTGACCATGCCTGTTTTTTTCATGTCAGGGGCAGGGTTGCCTAGCATAGACACTTGTGCGCCGTAGCCTTTGGGTTCGTTTTTCATCATGTTTGCCATAGTTTCCTCACTTAAGGGTTAAGAGATAAAGGGTTGAATTGATCAAATCGGCAATCTCATCCACCAAATTCTGCAATTCAGTATCTTGGGGGATTTCTTGCCTTGCTTCCTCTACAAAACCCTTAAGTTGGGTCAGGTAGTCTGTAGGGCTTTCCTGCGGCTGATGTAGCTCATCAGGGAAACGCTCCATGCGGGTGTTGTAGCGGCCTTGGTAGCTTTCTGCCAAGCTGTCAGCTAGTTCAACAATCTTGGGGTAGAACTTTCCTAGTGCTTTATGCACAGGATATTCACGGGTTTGTAAGTGCTGGAAATGCGTAATTGTCCCTGCGTGAAACAGGGTAGCAATAAATTCCGCAACTTCGGCATTTTTCATTGTTGCACTATACCAAAAAAGCGGGGGGCGCAATACCCCCCTGAAATGTGGCAACTGCTAACCACTAGGCAATGGTACATCAGCAGGCCACAAACCACGCTTACAAAGTAAAAAAACCGTAGCTCTGTGAGCGTTGTTCCACATGATTTGTCTATCTAGCTTGCTAAGATTCTTGCCTTGGTCTATTTCGTAATGGCAGTTCAAGCATAGCGCCGCTACTAGGTTGTCGTCAGCCTTTACGCCCCGTCCCTTGCCGCCGCCCCAATTGCTATGTGCTGCCTGCACCATATGCTCCGCACCGCAATGCTGGCAGGGTAACTCAGTCACCAGCTTAAGCAGCTTTTGGCTTCTTACGTATTGGTGTTTGGGAATCATTGGTGGGATTTGTCTTGCATTCGGTTATTGGCTTGTTGGGTGCGCCAAATCTCAACATCTAGCCTTGCCGCCTCGATTTCCCACCGCAACGTTTCTTCCTGCTCTATTGCCGCAGCCAAGCCTTTAAGAAGCTGCTGGTAGCTAGGGTCAGCATAGGCTTCACGCTCCTGTGCGTTGGCGGCCTCATAGCCCATTGTTAAGGCTTCTTTCATCAGCAGGGCTTTCTTGGATTTCCTAAATTCCTCAAGGTACACCCTTTGCGCTTTGGCTGCGCCGTAGGCGGGGGCTTTGTCCCGAATGTCTTGGGTCTTTTGCTCAATCATTTAATCACCCCCAATGCTCTTAAAGCTGCTTCAGGCCCGTCAACAATAGAAATTGGGCCTTGCCATGTCCCATGAAATTTGATTTGGTCATCTGTAAGTTTTTGGCGTGATGGTGATTTATTGCCATCTTTAACCTCCATCAAAAGGTTTACACCCTTGAACGAAACCAAAAGGTCAGGTACGCCCTTGCCAACGGCAGCCAAGGATTGAACCGTAGCTCCAGCGGCACGTAAAGCCGATACAACCTGGACATGGTTGGCATCAGTCCGTGCCGCCCTCATGCCTCAACCGATTCATTCTGCTCCGCAGGTCGGCTAATGCCGATTCCCCACGAAACTTGGCTATGTCTGATGATATTTTTTGCCACCACGCTCGGGCATCGCCCATTTGCATCCTTTTGCTGTACCTGCTCATCCATTCCCTTGCTTCGCAATCCTTCATGTGTTCTATCTGCTCCTGCGTCACCTGTCATCTCCAATGCTTTCAATACGATTTGTGGGGGGTAATTTGTACCATCTTTCACTTTGTCAAGAATGGCATGGGCTTGGTAGTAGTTCATTGGCTTAAGATTCTCCAAGCGGTAGCGGCGCAGAGTGGCACTTGTCCGTTTCCAATGGATTTAAGTCTGTCCACCCTAGCGGCCACCCCATCAGCCACTCGACCCAAGTTGCGTTCAGTTGTGCGGGGGACATAGTCGGGTTCTCTCTTCCACCAGTCTCTGTCCACACCACACTTGGCAAATCTGAATTCCCTTGCCATCCCTTGCTTGGTCTCCTTGCCGCATGGTCTGATTTCACTGGAGTTGGCCACGCTAAAACTTTCCCTTGTGACTTCCTCACATCTCTGCCAGCTATTACCGAGGCTTCTGTTAACGTAAATTCCCCACTTTCCCACGCTTTTCTCATAATCCTGACAGTTCCCTCGCAAGGCATCATGGAGGAGGTTGGGGTAGGAATCATTTGCCTTTTTTTCAATGCTTTTCTGCTGTTGCTCCCACCGTCC